TGCTTTTATTAAAGTTGCTAACTAATTAATAAATCACTAAATTTTAAATCATAACCATATAATAAAGCATATTTCAATAATTCCATATGCATACTCCTAAAAGTTTGAAGTGTAAAATGAGGAATCTTAATGTTCCACACATCTTTAAGAAGTTTAAAAATATTATCTATTCCTGGTTGATAAAGAGTTTCTAATTTTGAAAAAATATCTTCATATTTACCCATATAAAAATAAAAAAACTCGATAAACTTATAATCATTTATACCACCTAATAATAAATAAGAAAAAAAAACGAGAGAAAGAAATTGCTAAACTAGAAGGATCTTTTAAAGGAAAAGGTCTCTCACAGTAAAGTAATGATTGAAATAACTCTTTTGTTGCTCGATATAAAAATCCACCACGTAATTGATACCCTAAGTATTTCCGATCATCCATATTGTCAGCGATAACGGTTTTTTCAGGTTTAATAAAGACGTTGAAATAATCGAACATTAATTTTGAAAATTTATCCAGATCAAAACGACCAGAACCACGGTAGAAGAAAGCAAAGTCATCACCAAGCCAGTTGAGGTCCGAACACTTGTTGTAGAAGTCGTCTTCGATATCGAAAGAGTGCATCTTCATCAACAACATAATTGTTAATCCGGCAATTGTGTTAAGGAGGGAATTGAAAAGTAAAGTTCCAGCAGTACCAGAAATGATACCAGCATATTTTTGATGAACTTCACCGTTTGGGAAAAGAACCTTAGTTCTTATTGCACTATCAATACAATATTTGTATTCTTTACGCTCCATAGGATGCATAGTGATCTTTTTTCCCAGTGTTTTCATTATGTCTTCGTGACACCATGCGGCACGATACGAATCCCATTGAGAGATATCTGTATTATAAAAAAGATAATCAGGATGTCGTCGTAGATACCGATTAAGTCGGGGTAACGATCCAGTTCCAGTAATCCAGATATTTTTGAAAAATTCCTTTTCATTGATTTGAGTATAAAAAGGTTGATAATACTTCAATTCGGTAACGATTGTTGAAGCAGAAACTAACCAGATAGGCCTTGTTTTTGAATCAAGTCTACTAGAAAGATGGCCACGCATAGCAAATATGCAATAGTCATTGACTGGTTTGTTCTTTTGTATTCGAAAGAAGTTTTCATGGTAACGTTTCTTTATAAACGGAAGGATGTCTTCTTTTTTCTTACGCTCTGTTGTACCAGAGTATTCTAAACCGTTAAAGCCAGCGGATGTATTTTTCGGCATTACACG